CTGTAATTGCTTTACTTTCTTCTAGTTGATCATGTATTAATTTTTGCATTGCCTCTGCAGCTAATTGTGCAGGTTCAATTTCTGGAGTACCTGTATAGGATGGCCCTTCTTCAAATCCTAAGTTTTGATATTCTTGAGCAAGATCTCTCATCAACTCAGTAGCAGTTGTACCAGGCGGTATTTCTTTATTATCTCCTGGAAAACCATAAGGATCTTGTGGTTGTTCTGGTTGCTCCTGTTGTTTATTTTTTAAATGAGCTTTCTCAACAATACCTTCAGTCACAGAAGTTGGACTGATTCCTAAAGGAAATTTACCTTGAGAGAAAAGAACTTCTATAATTTGACCAAATGATGCAAGTACTTTAGTCTTTGTTATTTTAACAAATACTCTAGACTTCTCATTATCTCTAAATGCCATTTCTGGCCCGTATAAACCTCTATAGTTTCTATAAGACTGCAACCATCTTTTTTCATCGTAGACTTTTGCTGTCTCTGCTTCTTGAAACTTAGATCTTACTAGACCAACTAAAGCATTGTTCTCGGATTCGTATCCTTCGTTCTTTTCTTTATCTTCTTCCATCAAAACTAATAATCTCTTTCTTCAGCCATTCTAAAGATTGCTGGATCTACTTTTGATTTTGACTTGCCTTTTGCATCATTACCATCACCAGCTGTAGAACCTTGTGTTACTTTTGAATTAGGATCTATTGCTAGTTTATCGTTTGGTCTTTTTGCTACATCAGGTGCAAGTTCTCCGTGCATATATCTTTTCATCATTTGGTTTGCCCTCCTATTAATTAATAATCTTTTTCGTCTGCCATTTTAAATAAGCTATCTTGAACATGCTCTGCACCTGACTTAGTAGGTACATCATTATCTGCTAAGTAATTAGCAGACTCATATTTTCTAGGTGCATGTTTTGCAAAGTCAATATTCTTTGATTCCCTGTTAGGCTGTTTGCCTTCAGGTGCATCACTTAATTGACCTTGTTGTACTTTAGCTTTTGGATCAAATTTCATTTCCATTGCTGTCTCCTATATTTTTATCTTTTTTATTTTTAATATATTTTTAGTTGGTATGGTAGTATGTCCACCACCTTGTTTTACTTCTTTGTCATTTTCAAAATTAAAATCTGACATTAGTATAGTCACATTCTCATCTTGTTTTATTAACCATCCAACCGTGCAACATATGGCAGTTGTGGATTTTTTTATATCATTAAGATCTATCCATGAGCAATCTGCAATGATATCTTCCCAATATGCTAATACTAAATCATATGGAAAAAATTTCTTTTGTATCTCTGGTAATTTTCTTTTACTTTGCATGATCAAATTTTACATTGCCTGCTACAGAGATTCTCTCTACATCAGAATTAAATGAGGTTACATAGTGTCTTAAGTTTCCAGGAAACATAAACATAACATTCTTCTCTGGTGTAAATGATCTTTCTGCTATTGTATGGGCTCTTTCTTCACCATACAGAAAAGATAATCTACCTGGTGCAACTCCTGTCTCTTCTTGCTTTTCACCTATCATAGCTATAGGTGCATTTAAATGTAATGCAAATGAAACATCAGCACCTGGATGTATATGTACTGGGTTATGCTCTTTTGGTTTTTGAAAGTTAATCCATAAACTTACTAGCTTACCCTTAACTGCAACATGAGAACCAAGTTGTCTATACCATCCATGTATCCATGAATCTATATAAGGTTGAAATTCTTTTTGATAATATTTTAGATTATCGTATTTAAATTCTTTTTCTATTTTTCCTGCTAGGTGATTCCTATGTGATGTTCTTAAGTGTCTTCCTTCACTTAATAGCTTTTCACATAAACTTTCTTTTACCGTCATCTTTGCTAGATAAGGGCCCCATAAAAAATAATTGTGTGTAGGTAATTCCATTAATATCCGAATTTGTTATCAGCTGGTTTAAACTCAGGGGTAAACAAGGGTTTAAATCTTTGTGCATATTTGGGGTGCATGGGTCTACTCATACATCCGTAACGTAATGCATCATATGCATGATCCTCAGCATTTGTGTCAACGTCTTCGGGGTTCTTCTTATCTGTAGGTAATGTACTCATCGTTCTAATTAAATTTCTACAGTTCTTAAATACTCTAAGTCCTGGTTCTTTATCATTAACTAGTAAACGTTTATGAATCTCTAACTTACCACTAATTCTACTTTTAGGTGATCTATCGGATTGTCTCCATCGACATCCTTGTTGAATCATTGTCTCTGCAATACTAGGGCCTACATCACCTCTCTTTGCCCAGGTACTTGAGTCGAGTACACCATATTGAATATACTCACCTGATTCTAATTCTAATACTTGTCTTGCGAAAATATCTGCCGTAACTTTGGAAGTATATAACTCTCTATAGAGCCACAGATTATTATTGTAATCAACAGCAAACCATAGCACGCAAGCAGGAGAAGAATAACCCCAGTCAGCAGCACGAAACTTATACCATCCTTTAGGAATTTCAAAGGGTTCAACAACATGTGTTGTTTTGCTAAACTCAGGAAACGCTGAATCTTCATAGGCATCCCAATCTCCATCTAAAAATTGTTTACGCTGTATATCAGGTAAAGATGCAAGCATAGCGTAGTAGTCATCTGTTTGCATCAGATAAGGATTGTCTTGTAACTTTGCAGGAATAAATCTACGAGTGATAGTTTTTACTCCGACAGGTGTGTCTATTTTTATATCAAATGCAGAGTTAGGTTCTGCAGGATCTACAAACATTTCTTTCACCCATTGTGATCCAATGTTACCTGGGTTGCCTGTAGCTCTTAGATAGACAGGTATGTCCTTATCAACGGATCTTAAAGAAGATCTTAAAAAATTATATATATCTGGCGAAGGATATTGCGGAAGTTCGTCTATTCCTATCCATGTGTATGATTGACCTTGGTAACGTAAAACGTCTGTCATGTTCTCTGCGTAACCAAACTCTATCTTTGCTCCCGATGGGAATCGCCACTCTTTTTCTTGTTCTCTCCATTTTGCTCCTGGATATGCTTTGGAGTAGAGTAATTGAGATTTACTAATTAAATCTCTTAACTCAGGCATAGTCCTTCTAATTAGAAGTGCTCTGTGGTGAGGCCTAGAGCAATAACGAAGTGGGTCTACTAGCATGGCATAAGACTTGCCTCCACCTCTTGCTCCTCCGTAAAATACTTCTCTCTCTGAAGCTGCAAGAAATTCTGTCTGTGGGCCACCGTTTGGCTTAAAGATAACTTCCTGCGATTTTACATGCTCTTGTATTGTCTTAGGAGCACTATCGATTATATCTTCCGTAAGTAGTTGTGTTTCTTTACCAGTAAGAGCTTTGTTAATAGTTAACAACTTCTTCTTGGTATTTTCTGCAGCTTGCTTTGCTGATCGCAAAGTTTGTTCTGCTTGAGCAACTTTCTTACGCTTGGTTGCTAGAATCTGTTTGACTGATCGCTTGGCTCTCTGTTTGCTTTTCTGCTTCGGTTTCGGAGGCTGTACCTCTGGTAACTCTTTTTCTAAGTCCGACATGTGATATATATCTTCCTGTTTTTCGATGTAGCCATTGTGCAGTTTCTCTGTATGAACAAGTCTTTAAATATTTTTTTGCTTGATCAAGAGCTTCTAATTCTTCTTTAATAGGTTCTATATAATCTTGATGTGTATCAGATTGCCTAAAACCAAATGGAATTTGTCTAGTTCTTTTCTTGATCCGTATCGGTTCCATCTTTAGCTGGTAATATAAATATTCCATGCATAGCTTTCATATTTATATCTAGTTGATCTTTCTTTACAATTCCTACTCTATCCAATATATTAGTGGCAGCTGCTAGACGGACACTAGCGTGTGGAGTTGTGCCATCTTCGTCTAGCAAATCGGTGAGTCTGGTTGCTGCCTTAGCAGAATGTGTAGATAAATGATTCTCTGCTAATTCAGTAATTTCTTTTTTTAAATTTCTAACAACTTTAGGATAACTATGTTTTGAATACCCTGCTAGCTCTGCCGCCCTCTTGGGATCGCCCTTTGCTTCTCCGAACAGGACATCTAGAAATTTCTCCTGCATGTCGGTTAAGTTTTTCTTTTGACTTGGAACTATAGAAGAATCCGTTGTTTGCATTAATTATCTCCATAAACTCTTTAAACGGCAGATTGAATACTGAGTTTGGCAAGTTTATTTTAGTTTTGATTTTAAATCCGCTAAGTTTTTCTTTGAATAGTTTTTACCAGCAGCTTTTCTTTTCTCCATATAAGCAATTCTCTTCTCATATGATTTTTTAGTCTCTGCATCTAGTTTATTAGCTTTTTTAAATGTGCCTTTTGGGGCAGATTTTACTTTAGCTCTATCTCTAGCTGTCATTGGAGTTACTGGGCCTATCTTTGTTTTAGCTTTATCTCTTTTAGCAGCTGTTATTGCTTTCTCTGCTTTTTTAGTAGAGTCAAACATACTCTCTGCAGCATACATCTTCTTAGATGCAGCTGTATTTGCTTTACCAGATGCTGTAGACAATCTTTCTGCTTTCTTTTTAGGGCTTTCAAAGATATTTCTTAAGAACTTAGGAGTTCTTTTCTCTTTGTCAGCTCCACTTAGTGTAGTTGTTCCGTATTTTTTTGCCATAATTATATTAAAGTTGTTAATTGGTACCAATTTATGTAAATATAAATCAGTGATGACCCTGTATATATTACTATATTCTGAGTATGTGTGTCCCTTTGATTTATATTTAGGTCTATCTATTATATTATAACGTGATTAACAATTTTGTCAAGTACTTTTTTTTCATTTGCGTTAATTTTTCTATTGACAAAATTGATAATGGGGTGTATAATATAATTATCCCCCTAGGGGAGGCGTTACATCCATATAGTACCTACATATACATTCCCCTTAGGGGATAGCTAAGCTATCGTCAGGGGATTTATAGCCATTTCTACAGAATAATATCCCCTATATTCTGGCCACCAGGGGGTTAACGGGGGATACCTGGATTTTATGGTGAGTGCATATGTATAGTATAGTGGGGGGGCTATGGCACCTGCGTATCCCCTAGGGGTATCCGAGTTAAAATAGGAATATAAAAATTTACACGAGGGGAAAGTTTGGGGTTACCGAGATTTATTGAGGGGGATAGGGTGAAATTTTGTAACTATGTAAAGCTAAGGAAACCCCAATTAAAATAAGTATAATATTTATATATAATGATTATATATAATTACTATACCTTTAGAGCTATACAAGTTTAATTTGGATATAAAAAAACCCCCCCAAAGCAAAGCTAAGGGGGGGCTAGTGTTTATTAGTGTTAAGCTACTTTTTTAAGATCGCCATTAATATCTATTTCATAATCTATTGAAAAATCTCTCATACCTTTATACGCTTGAGAATTAAACATAGCATTAATATTAGATAGAGTTTCCATAGTCTTATCATCAACCATGTCAAAAAATCTAACATCTTTTTTAGTAGCATAATCTAAAGCCTTATTGAATTGACTAAAGAATTGAGTTGCTGACTGTCCAAACGTCAAATTATTATCTTGAGTTTGAGGTTTTCTAGATACCCTAGTCGGTACAGCATATTTAACTTTATAGGCTCTATCAACAACGCCAGTATTAACTTCAACTAACTCGGTTGAGGTGTTTTCTTTTTTCTTATTATTTGCTTTTTGCCCCTCAAGTTTTTCAACAATAAATGGCGTTGCAATTTTAGACATTACGAACACTTTGGAATTTTTAGTATCAACTTGAAATTCCTTAGGGTGATCAACTAACATTAAGCCGAGTTTAATTGCCCGAGTAACAACCATCTCAAATGCGTGGTTAATTCCATTTGCTCGGACATAACCGACTAGATCATAAGAGTGTTCTCTTAATGCTTTAGTTTGGATAGCTTTTTCGCTGTCGCTTGTTTTAGTGTTTTTTGCTGTCGCGTTTTTATATTCAATAACTACGCTTTTAATTGCGTCAGCAATTTTAGGCAATAAGACGTTCATTAAATTAGATGTATTTTTTAAAGCTAAATTTAACGTGTTTTTTAACGTCTCATTTGATTTTAAATCTAACATTAAATTTGTTTTTTTAATGTCAGCTTTTTTAGTTTCATTTGTCATATTTACCTTGTTATAGATTTATCATTAATTTTTATAATTAATTTTAAATAAATCATTAATGACATTATGCAAATTAAAAGCGTTAAGTCAATCAATACAATGTTAAATATTAAAAATAATTTAATACAACCTATGGTAGAATTAACAGCTGTTAATAATAAGAACAAAAGTAGAACAGAAGTTTCACGTGAAACATTAACTGTGATATTTTTGCAACACTTTGTCATATAATTACCATACTATAATATTAAGGCATAACTTTGTTTATAATGTGTCATAAATAAGGCAATATATTTATAGATATATATTTTATATATATAATATAGATATAATAATTATATATAATTTCTATACATATTATTTATGGGGTATGCAAAAATAACATATCTAAAAACTGCATAGCTTACACTTGACCTATGCAAAATTTGCATATATACTGATAAGATAATTAATTAATAGCGAGGTTTAAAAATGTTTATGTTTATTTTTATAATTTGTATTGCTTTAATAGTTTTTACTGGGCTATTTTTGATGAGATCAAACCTAGATTTTATTGAATATAAAAACAAAGCCTATTTAAAAAGTATTAACAAAGTAAAACCGAAGATAAAAAAATGAAATTAATATTGGTAATGGTTTCAACTGTATTTATAGGCTATTTCTTACTAGATTTATTCTATAAATCAGTAGCAATATAACACAAAATCTTATCTCCCTATAAGTTGCGAGGGGGCAAATTTTAGTAAGCCCCCTTGTATATTCCCACTTGACACAGAATTTGATATAGCATAATGTATTTTCAGAAAGGAAAAATGATTATGAAACAAGTAATGTATGTATCAATCATGTGGTTATTGCTCGGAAGTCTTATCGGGTTAATGGGTGTATGATTGATGAAAATGTATAGCCCCTATCGGTGCAAATCGGTAGGGGCTTTTTTATTACTTGACACATTGTCACACCTTTGATAGTATGTATTCATAACCAATAACAAAGGAGTCTTTATGACAACTGACATAGCAACAATGGAACGTATAGAAAAACAAAAGCGTGACGCTATACATAGTGAAGTGGTAGTAAAGAATAAAGCACAAAACTTTCACTTAGAAAATACTAAAAAACTTAACGAGGCTAGGGATATATTTAAATCTAGTAGTGGGCTTGATAATATTACTGAGTTTAATATGTCTAAGTTTAAATCTATAATGAGAGGTAATTAATTATGGGTAAAACATATAAACTTAGTGATTACTTAGAGGCTATAAGTAAAAAAGATAATAAAGAAGAAGATCAATTTATTATTATTCAAAGTAGAATACATAAAAATTTATCTAAAGATATTATTGATTTACTCAATAGCCTTGAATCTGATGGAATACCTGCACCGAAAGACTTTGTATTCATGACATACTTTGCAATGTTTTGGAATAGAATGATGTCTATGTACAAAGACGATCAAGAAAAACAAGACGTAATTAATTTATTTAATAGTATTATGTCTGACAAAGACGAAAGGATAAAACATGAATCTTTAAATTAAAAACTTTTATCTCCCTCTAAGATAAGATAAACCCCCTTTGTGCTTGACACATTGGGGGTTTTTTATTGCTTGACATACGAATATCAATATGATATTATGATAATGTACAAAGACACAGCGAAGCGAACTTAATTCAGACTGGACTAGCTGTGTCGGGAGTAGGTAGTTGCAACAATAAAACCTACTGTCTGGATTTCGTGAGATATCTCTACGAGTCCAAAAGACCTGTGCGTTGGTTCGGTAAAATGTATATGCTTGGCAAAGTGTATATGTTCTCCAACGCATGAGCCTCTGTATATAAAATTATGATTACAAAAATTAGACAGATACAATTAAAGTTAAAAAAGTTTGATGAAATTATGATTAAACTTAAAACTAAATACTTAGATAAACCAGATGTTTATGGTGACTTGCATCAATTAAATTTAAAGATTGATGAAGTGCACAAACTAATAGACAACGATCCCTCATGAATATTAAATTACTAAATCTAAATGCAATGAAAGATTTTGCAAAGTGGTTAGATATAAATAGTGTGCATATATCTTTATGGTCAGCACATATAAATGATAAAACTTTTTTTGGTCTAGAAAAACGTCAGAAAAAAGCTGATGACAGAGATAAATTCTGGATAAATAGGTGTAATATAAGACCAAATACCTATGGAGATTCCTTTTTAGCACCACGAATTGAGCAATCTATTAAAGCTAATACACTTTTAAACTATATTATCAAAAGAAAATCAAGATAACACTTGACACATCAATAAATATTTGTTAAGTTGGGGTATGTTTAAACATAAATCAACTATAAGGATATCCTATGGCAACAGATGACACACATCTATTGAAATGGCGTAGGTCTTTGAGAAAAAAGGCTATCAATATTCTAGCATTACTAGAAAACAAAGGACAACCTTGTCCAGAAATAGACAAGGAACTTCGTGATGCTATACATTGTAACCATATGTGGAAAGAACAAGGTGACTGGGAGAAAACCACTGAAACCTTGCCATTGCCAGAGCCTCAAGACTTACATTTTCAAGCAACAGATGATTGAGTTAATACTATTTATATTTTCTGATATAGAAAATAGATTAGGTAGATTTTATGTGCTTGACCAAGTGTTTTTAAATTATGAACATTGCCAGACGTTTGTTGAAGAAAAGGTTTGGCAAAGAAATGATGTGGGTTTAACATATTGCACTACACTTGACACTAAATATAAATTGAGTTATGATATAGGTGTTATATCTAACTGGTAGATATAATATTTTAAACATAAACTCTTTGGTAAGTATGTGGGGTAGCGATTTACAAAGTCGCTATCCCATTTTTTTACTTGACACTCCCAAAAAAATTTGATATATTAAACTCATAGTCAGCGAGAGTTGGCTATCCTTTTTTGTATGCCCATTGGTCTTCGTAGATCGCAAGATATAGGCGTAGTAAGATACGTTAGGATAATTCTGGTTGAGACCTGCCAGAAGCTACAATCAAGGAGACTTCTTAGTAGTTTTAGAGTCTAAATAAATGAAACTACAGGGGTAAGTGCCGAGTGATGTATATTGTAGTACATGTAACAGCTGTTATTTACTGGTCAGCAACACTTACCCAAAATATAAATCAACAAGGAGAAACTATGCACATATATGCAGACGTAAAGATAGGCAAAGTTTCTGATCATCTATACACATTGCTAACCCTAACTAAAGCTAAAAAGTTTAGAGCAGGGTTTATGAAAAAAGATGGCTCGTATAGGGTTGGAAGTTTTGATCTAAAAAATCGTGAGACGTGGAAGCAACAAGATGGCACCATGTATAAACGAAAAGGTAAAGCAAGAACTACTGATCCAGATGAGTACATTCTTGCACATGACTTAGCAAAGAAACAACCTAGAAACATTTCTGTTAGTAGATTGAAGTGGTTTAGTGTAGGCAAAAAAGTCTACAAAATCAACCACTTAGCAGAAGATTCTAATGTAAGAATATTTGAATTTGAAAAAGTAAAATTCAATTATGTTAAGGACTTGCTGAGTGCAGATGAAAATACAATCAACCAAGTACTACAAGGAATATAATGAGTTATAAAGTTATAGTGTGGAAAGCAAATGGTGATGTTGAGAAACACCCATTTGAGAGTGGTGCTAGTATAAGTAATATACTTAATCTACTCAAAGCAGATGAACTTAAAGTTAGTAAGGCTATAGATAATAGACTTACTGATGTGTTTGAGTTTGATATTTATTATGATGAGAATGCTAAACTAAAAGGGAAACCTTTAAATAGTAAAGCAACTTATTGTGTTAATGAATATGTAAATACTTTTAAACAATCAAAAGTATCTAAAGAAACTATACATGGTGATATAGCCTTTGAAGTCAAGGCTTGACACATTAGTATATATATTATAATATATAGACGCTATCAATTAATTTTGGTAGCGTCTTTTTTTTAACTTAATCAAAGGAGAAACATGACAACGTGGTGTCAGAATATAAAATGTGCTGATAAAAAGAACACGAATCAAATTCGTGGTAACAAAGGTTCAAAGTATTATCAGTCTAACAAAGCTAACAGATACTATGAGCATTGGTGTAGCGAGTCTTGTCGTAAGCAATGGTTTAGTGATCATGCTACTGTTTGTTTAAATGCTGTTGGAGAAATAGATAGACAAGTAGTACCACTTGAAGACGCTTGGTATGTTGAGTATAGATATGATTGGAGATCAGAAATATCTGATAGATACCATTTAGTTAATAGACTAAAAGGTGTTGATCATAGTATCACAAGAGAACAAGCACAAACACAAGAACAAATAGATGCCGACCATAGTTGGCGTACAATAACCGACTCACAAGCAAGAGAACTAGCAGTTACTCTTGGCTTGGCTAGTTGACACATCAGTAATAATATAGTACTATATAGACATCACTCAGTTATCTGGGTGGTGTCTTTTTTTTAACCATAACACAAAGGAGTACTCATGGACAAAAAAGAAATAAGGCTTAACCAAGGCAAACGTAAGTCTTTGGTCTTAGACTTTCGTAGACATTGTGAATCTATGGAATGTGACGAGAAGTCTGCATATGAAAAAGCAAAGGTTGATGCAACCGATACTATTGATTCATCTTTCAAAGTCATGAAAGAGGTAGTAGAAAGAAAGTATCAACTTGATGATGTTGCCGAACTTCAAAGACTTCAAAAGAAATATAATACTGTTAATGCTACAGGCACAGACAGTTGTTTCTTTATGAATGCTGAAGATGTTAAAGAGGTAGACCAGTATGGAGATGAGGTTGAGAAAACTAAACACTTCTCATATCATCTTGATGGTGGTTTTGATAGTGGCAAGGATACTCGTAGGTATTATTCTGGATCACAGGATAGTGGTAAAACTTTTGCCTACGCTATGTATCGTGATGAGATGAAAGCAGTTGGATTAAATCCAGACTGTAACATTGAAGCTGACATTACCTACGACAAAGGTGCTGATAGGTATGACAGACGTAGCAATCCTTGGCTAGCTACTGCAAGAAATGACAATGAGAATTTCTTGAAAGGTAGAAGTGGTAGCCCAGACAGATATCAAGAATGGGAAGACAAGTACCAATTGCATATTATTGGAACTGGTGGTTGCCGATCTCGTGCAATACCTTGTACTGATCTTGAGTTTGCTAAATTTGAAATGATGCACCATGCTAAGCAAGAAGTAGTCAAGCAACATACTGCTTGGATACAGATTGTTGTAGCTAGAGTTGATCGTTTCAAAGAGATAGTCAAAACTATGACTAAGTTTTCTCAGGTAGAAGACTTTGCTAAACAATTTGGTTGGGTTATAGCACCAGAAATACTAGCAGATAAAATAGGTATGGACTTAGTTATATCTATTGATGATGCAGTTGATTCAATCATGAACATAGGTAAGAAAGCACCTAGTCGTGAGGAGAAGATTAAGGCAAGAATATTATACAATGCCCAACAGTCTTCAGTTGCGTAATAATCTAATATGGTTAGGGGAGAAATCCCCTAGCCTTTTTTTTGTCATAACAATAAGGAGAAATTATGAAGATACATGAACTAATATGGGAACTTAGAAAAATACATGGTAATGATAATAGAAATAATCAAAATGTTAAAGTAAAAATATTAGATAGAAATGGTGCATTAATTACCGAAAGTGTTGATGTAATATTCAAAGAGGAATATAGTGATAGTGATAAAAATAATAGAGTAAAGATTACTGGTCAGTATTTAGAAGTGAGAGTTAAATGACTTATGCTCCCGACTATAACCTAAGGGGTATATATGTATAGTATATATACTAGCCTCCCCCAATGGACAAGGGAGTATAACATATTTCAACAGAAAAATCAAGCAACAGAAAGAAAAAAATATGTGTAAAGTTGACGCAGATACAAAGCTATGTCATAAGTGTAAAAAGAAAGCAGTAGTAGTAGAAAATAAACAATATTATTGTGCAGATTGCATGTTAATAAAACAGGGGATATACTATGGAATGGATAAAAGGAAATTTAAACGTAAAAGATAAAACGCCAGAACAGAAACTAGCACTTGCAGTTATTCAAACTAACTTTGAAGATGCATTTGGTTTGAATGATTCTTTTCTTAGAAGTTCTAATAAAGAAATGAATATGAAAGTAGCTAAGGATTGGTTTAATTCTGGTCAATTTGACTTTTGGTGTGACTGTGCAGGTACAACTGGAGACCATGTAAGAAAACTATTTAATACATTGACTGAAAGATATAATTCTGGTATTATAACTATCAAAGAAATCAAATGGGCAATACTTAAATTAGAATTAAAACTATGAATATATTTCATTTACACAGAGACACAGAGATATGTGCAAGGTATCATTGTGATAAGCATGTAGTGAAGATGATATTAGAAACAGGTCAGATGTTATCTACTGCATACCAAAGGCATTGTGGGGAAGAAGAATCTTTATACAAACCTGCTTATGCAAAACACCCTATGACAATATGGGTTGGAGATTCACTTGGTAATTATTTATGGTCACTAGATTTACTTGGGCATTTATTAAATCAGTATCGTCACAGATACAACAACAAAGTACATAGCACAGGTCGTATACTTAATAATCTTTTAAAACTTACAGACAAAGTCAAAGATAAATTTCAATACAAATCATTTCTCATACCACCACTTTGTATGCCAGATGAATACAAAGAGGATAGCTACATTCAATCATATCGTAGCTATTATATTGGTGAGAAAAAACGTTTCGCAAAGTACACATTAGTTGACACACCAGAATTTATGTTGTAATATACATAGATAATCACAAGGAGAAAATATGACAGTAATAAAAGGCAATAGCCAACACGACTTAAGAACGTTTGTGTTTGAAGATGGTTATACACTTCAACAGAATATGTTATTAAGAGCATTAAAAATGCAAGCACAACATGGTATGCTTATGACTAATCCCAGAGTAACTGGATATACTTCATTTGCTAAGGCAGTCATAGGTAACTTCAAGCTAGGAGATAAGACACCTAAGACTTGTAAAAATCTATATAAATATTTAGTTGAGAAAGGATATTATGAAAGCATTAATAAAAAAAGTTAATCAATTGTCATTGTATTACCGAACAGAGATTGTTTGGTTTATCATTGGCTTTATTTTAGGAGTAATAGTTATATGAAACTAAAAGATATAGAAGCAAAGATAGGTAAGCTATCTAATCCTAGTAAGATGCCCTCATTTGCGTGGGGCATACCTACTAGTAAATGTATTACTGGTAGTAAATTAGCAAAGATAGAGGGTACTATTTGTAATAAATGTTATGCAGACAAAGGTTGTTATGTATTTCCAGTAGTAAAACTTGCATACAAAAAGAGGTATGACGCTATTGAATGTGATGAGTGGATAGACTACATGATAGAATTAATCACATTAAAGTACAAAAACCTAGATAAATCAAGGCTTTTTCACCGTTGGTTTGACTCTGGAGATTTACAATCTTACTCGCATCTTATGAAAATATTTGAAGTATGCGAGGGTACACCTCATATAAAACATTGGCTAGCTACTAGAGAGTATTCAATCATAGATAAGTTAGATGAAAAAGATGTGCCAGAAAATTTATGTTTGCGTGTGTCAGCTACTAAAGTAGATAGCCCACCACCTAAGTTTTGGAAGTGGACATCTGGTGTACACAAAGATAAACCTGCAGTAGGTAGAGAATGCCCTGCATATAAACAAGATGGTGAGTGTGGTAGCTGTCGTGCATGTTGGAGTCGTTCAGTTAAACAAGTAAGTTACAAGGAGCATTAATATGGCAGATAGAGTAATATATAAATTAACAGAGTATAATTCTTCAACAGGTGAAGAGAAGATTATTTATGGTCACATAAAAAAATCTTTAGAAGAAGAAATGCCTACTGTTAGTGAAGATCAAAAAATAACAGAAATAAATTTTAATGCAAATGATATGGAAAGTTTGTGTAATGCATTAAATAGTGATGAGGACGAATGAGTGACGCATTTACACTAGCACTTAAATTTAGAATACTTGTTGAACAACTAGGTGGCGAGGTAACTGAAAAATCTATGTACCTAGATGGCAAGGGTAGTAAATTCACATTTAAAATAAAAGATAAATCTTTTGCAGTTGACTTGTGGGATGAAAGTATTGTGGAGTACTTCAATACATGACGTTTGTTTGGCGACATCCTAAATTTTATAAAAAATCAAAAGATGACTTGACAAATGAAGTAAACTATGATAAGGGGAATCATGATGAAAAAATACAAAGTAAGACTAGCAGGACTAGGAATAGAAGCAGTAGCAATAATACCATTCGAGGAAGAGCCAACACTAGAAAAGCTACAAAATAATGTAGCTTATTATTTAAATAATAATTTAATGAAAGTAGAAGCTAACGACTTTGTTAGCCGAGATCGATACTTAATAACATACGAGGAAGTACAAGTTGAATTATAAGCAACAGTTAGAAGTTATTAAAAATCTAAATTTAAAACAAGATCACAAAGAGAGAACTGATTGCCCATTCTGTCATCACAGTAACACAATGCTTATTGATACCACTGGTAACAATATAGGTTGGTATTGTTTTCATGCTTCATGTAAAGCAAAAGGAAAGCATGAGGGTCAGAAAACTATGGACTATGTTACTAATACTTTCTCAAATAAAAAGAATGATTCAGAGTTATCAGTATTTAACATACCAGAAAGTTTTAAGTCACCATTCTCTCATGAAAAAGCAATGAAATATTTACGAAATAATAACTGTTGGGATTCTTTTATGATGAACAGAGCAGATATAAAATATGATGTAGCACAAGATAGAGTTGTATTTGTAGTTAAAAATAAATATACAAATGAATATGCAGGTGCAGTTGGCAGAGCATTACATAAGGACACATATCCTAAATGGTTTATGTACGGTAATAAGCATGTTCCTTTTATTTGTGGTGAGGGTGACGATGCAGTTATTGTAGAGGATTGTGCCTCTGCATGTGCAGTATCTGGTGTACTAACTGGTATTGCTTTGATGGGTACATCACTAGCAGATACACACCTTGCACATATCATGCAGTATAAAAATATTTATGTTGCACTAGATAGAGATGCAACTACTAAATCTTTCTCTATTGCAAAAGAGTTAAGATCAAAAGGTTTTACAAATGTAAAAGTAAAAGCATTGGAAGATGATTTAAAATATTTTAAAACAGATGAGATAAGGAGTATATTTTATGACTGAAGAAATGATGAAAGAGATACTTGAAAGTTGGACTAACTGGAAGTATGATATTATAGATATAAACAAAGCAGAGTGGAACCAAAGAGATCAGAGCAAACTTGACACAATTACAGTTATACTAGAGAACGAACTAAAAGTACAAAAAGCAATCAACAGAAGATAATGAAGGGAGACACGATGGAAAAGCAGATACTAAAAAAGATGTTAGATAAATCTTTTTACGACCAATACAAAGGCTCAGTATCAAGCAGTGTATTTGAGGGTGACTTGGGTTCTTTGTTTGACACAATCAAACGAGCACACTCAGAGTATGAGGAGTCAATAAAAGTAGATGAGTTATATGGATTGCATACTACGATGTATAATCCTGCATTAACTAGGGCAGCAAAAATAAAATTCAATGAATTAATTGAAGACTTAAAAGATATACAAGAACCATCTAACGAGATAGCAAAAGACATTATGAAAGTTCTTGTAGAAAGGGAGACTGCACAGAAGATAGCAGTTGAAGCCACAGAAATATTTAATGGTAAGCCTGCAAACTTTAATGATATTATTTCTATAATTGAAAAGCATAAGACAAATACCCCAGATGAGAAAGTACAATCTGTATCCAATAATATTGGAGAAGTTATGAATCAGTTAGTTGATACTACTAAATGGAAGTTCAGTATATCTACACTTAGAGACGAGGTTGGTGGTATTGGTGATGGTAATTTAATGATTGTGTTTGCTAGACCAGAGACAGGTAAGACTGCTTTTTGGGTTAGTCTAGTGTCATCACCAGATGGGTTTGCTGAGCAAGGTGCTAAAGTTCATGCGTTTATAAATGAAGAGCCTGCAGTTAGAACTCAGATGAGAGCCATATCCTGTTATACAGGAATGACAAGAGAAGAAATAGTTGAGAACATAGAGATTGCAAATGGTAAATGGGATTTAATAAAAGAGAATATACAACTTTATGATACTGTTGATTGGACAATGGACGATATAGATTCGCATTGTGAAAAACATAAACCAGATATTATTGTCATTGATCAACTTGACAAAGTAAATATTTCTGGTATATACGCAAGGTCAGATGAAAAACTCAGAGCAATATATACTAGTGCCAGAGAGATTGCAAAACGTAGAAAGTGTGCTATCATTGCAATATCGCAAGCATCAAATGATGCACATAATAAAAGACATATGGATTTTAATATGATGGAAAACTCTAGGACTGGTAAAGCAGCTGAGGCTGATTTAATTATTGGTGTAGGTAAAGCACCAGATACAAATGGTCAAGAGAACATGGATAGATCATTATGTATTTCTAAAAATAAAATAAATGGGTATCATGGAATTATTGATGCTAGAATTTATAGAGAGATAAGTAGGTACGATGTATGATTACAGTAGTTGACGTAGAAACAACATATCAAAAAAATAAAAACAATGGATTTGATCCATCACCATTTCACCCAGATAATAAACTGGTAAGTGTTGGGTTAGAATCAAAGTTTGGTAGCGAATATTATTTCACTTATCATTCTGAAAAAGTTAGTGAAGGATGTTATGATAGTATACAAGAGAGGCTAGACCAAACTACTTTATTGATAGGGCACAATCTTAAATTTGATTTGATGTGGTTATTAGAGGCAGGTTTTAAATACACTGGTAAAGTCTATGATACTATGATAGGTGAATATATACTTAACAAAGGTGTTAGAAAATCTTTGACATTGCAAATGTGTTGCCAACGCAGGAAGATAGGCATGAAGGATGATCGTATAAAAGAATACATGGATCGTGGTATATCTTTTGATAACATACCTGCTGATCTTGTTGAGGAGTATGGTAGAAATGATGTAACAATTACCAAGAGATTATTTGAGTCTCAGATGCAAGACTTTAAACTTCCTGCTAATAAAGATTTAGTCAAGACTGCTAAGATGATGGGTGAGTTTTTAGTTGTATTATCTGACATGGAACGTAATGGTATCTATGTTGATCTAAATGTTTTAGAAAAAGTAAATGCAGAGTACACTGCAGAAAAAGAATATCTAAGGCAGAAGATAGGCAAGATTGTCTATAATAAAATGGGTGATACAGAAATAAATTTATCTAGTCCAGAACAATTATCATGGTTAATCTATTCTAAAAAACCTTTAGACAAAAATAATTGGGCCAAAATATTTAATGTTGGTGTAGATAAATCAACAGGTAAAAACAAACGCAGACCACAGTTTTCATTAAATCAATTTAGATCTCTAGTTAAAAACAATACTGCACCTGTATATAAAACAAGTGCAAGCAAATGTATACCTTGTGATGGTAAAGGTGTAACTAAAAGAATAAAAAAAGATGGCAGTCCATATAAAAATTATACTAAATGTTCTGACTGTGATGGTGATGGATTTATATATCACAAGATGGCTAAACTTGCAGGGTTTAATCAAGTTCCTAGAAGTGTATATGATATATCAGAGTCTGGATTTAGAACAGATAAAGTAACTCTATCTAAACTTTCAGCAGAATCTGAGGGAGAACTTAGAGAATTTTTAGATGCTATTGTAAGATACAATGCAATAGATACTTATCTATCTACTTTTATTTCTGGTATTAAAGATCACACAGATGATCAAGGTATGCTACATCCTAAATTTATGCAGGCAGTAACTGCAACAGGTAGACTATCAAGTCGTGATCCTAATTTTCAGAATCAACCTAGAGGAAAAACATTTCCTATTAGGCAAGTTGTTAAGTCAAGATTCTCTAATGGTAAAATATTGGAGATAGATTTCTCTCAGCTTGAATTTAGAACTGCAGTGTTTATGGCACAAGATAAACAAGGTATGGAAGATATAAAAAATAATATTGATGTGCACCAATACACTGCAGACATTATTGGAGTATCAAGGCAAGATGCTAAAGCACATACATTTAAACCTTTGTATGGGGGTGTAACAGGTACTGAAGACGAGAAGAAATACTATCGTAAGTTTTTAGAAAAGTATAAAGGCATAAAAGCATGGCATGATAAATTACAAACACATGCTATTAAATTTAAATGTATACAAATACCTACAGGTAGGCAATACTCATTTCCATATGCTCAGCGTATGCCTTGGGGTGGTTCTAGTTATGGTACACAAATAAAAAATTATCCTGTGCAAGGTTTTGCAACAGCAGATATTGTTCCATTAGCGTGTATAAATATTCACAATCTAATGAGGGAACAGAAAGTAAAAAGTTTACTCGTAAATACAGTTCACGATTCTATCGTAGCTGATGTTTATCCTGGTGAAGAAAGTGTGATGGGTAAAATATTCAAGCAGGGCACAAGTAGTGTTATTGATTCATTGAAAGAATATTATAATATAGATTTCAATGTTCCACTTGACACAGAAACAAAAATAGGATATAACTGGTTAGATATGAAGGAGGTAATAACCATATGAGTTTAAATAATACTGAAGATAAAACTAGAAAATATATAATCATGGGTAAGTTTGATCACTCAGATAAATTTATATTTGAAAAACAATTCATTAACAGGCATAGTGCAAATGCATACGCAGAGTTGATGACTGCAAATAAAGAGCATGACGGATACGAATACTTTTTATTTGAACAATCGAAAGCCTATAAATTGGAGGACTAATATGATTGAGGCATTAGAAACTTTAGATGAATATGATGATTCAGACATTACTGTCTACGATGAGTATCAAGCCTTTGTAAATAGTTTCGAAGGAACTTATGATACTTTGTATTTAAATAAAGATCATGAAGACTATTCATCATGGAAGCAATATGCTGAGTATGATGGATTCAAAGTAATACAAACCGATGAGGAGACACGCTTATGTTAGATATATTTCTATCTGCCTGCTTAGCAGTTGTTATTTTCTTTTGGGTATGCGACTTAGTGTACCCACCATACAAGAAAAAAAATAAAAAATAGTACTTGACATTTACTATAAAATATGATATACATTAATTTTTACAAGGAGGTGTTCAATGTCAGACAATGAACTTATAAATATAAACCA